GGGGTATATTATCTAAGTCTATAGTCTTATATTCTTTAGTCTTATATAATATGCTTGGGTCTTTGCTAAGATTTTTACTTAAGTCTTTACTAAAGCGTTTGCTAAAGGTTTTACTAAAGTGTTTACTTAAATCATTTAAGTAATAAACGGGAGATTTTTCATTCCTTTTTCCTGACTCAAATATCAATAACCCCTTGCTCTGTAATCTATTCCTGCAATCGATTAAGGTAGGTTCAGATATACCGATCGATAGGATGATTCTCCTGTTGGGACATTCAAACGGATTTTCCCAACCCCGAATATTGCACTCACTTAACAAGAAGAAGTATAAGTACGCCTCGTTCGAAGAAAATTTGACGTTCTGTGATGTCTTCCAAAAAAGGTTTATGTAGTCTATATAGGTCATATTATACAGTCATTCTTTCAGGAATTCCCATCAAATCAAACAAAGTAGGAGCCTCGACTTCCATTTCAATCTCACGCAAATAAGTAAGGCTATCTTTCCAATAGTCATAATTAAGTTCCGTAGAAAGACCTCTACGGCCTAACTTGACAGCACAATAAGGGACGGTTCCAATACCACCAAACGGATCAAATACCAATTCGCCTTTGTTTGAATACCGTTCAATCAGCCTTTCAACGATGTCCAACTGAAGAGGGCAAATATGATTCTGTCGTTTCTTTTGCGACTGTTTGGTGTTAAGCGTCCGCATACGAACCACATCATCCCATATCCAATCCTTTTTGCTTACCGGATCAACGGCCATAAATGTCTTTGGCAGTTTCCCGTATGCATCCAGCTCTTCAGCAAATGAAACGTGCTCTTCATAGTTGTAGATATGTTCACGTTCGTAGTTACGGAACAAATGCCGAATCTTATCTATTCCAGCACCTTTCATATCTTCGTATGACAACAATGAATTGCCGGAAGACTTCCAACTTGCATGGGCATCGATCTGCCAACGGGCCAGCGAGTATTCGCTCTTGTCCTTCTTAACAGGCCGGTCGGCATAAGCACGTGAGGTATCGGTAGGCAACTTGCGAAATAGCAATACATATTCAGGGCATCCGACTCCCATCTTGGAACCATCCTTGCACATCTCGGTATAGCCCAAACGGTAGGTCTGGTTGTTTTCCCTCACCACATCAGTATCGACCGTAATGCGCCCCATATATCGGAAGCCATGCTTCATGTAATGAAATACAGTCATTTCGCTGAACGGATCAATAGTTGGCATACCATCCCCCGTGGCGTTGCCGAACAAAACACGATCTTTCACATGGATGCAGGCCAACCGACCCGGTTTCAAAATGCGCATTAACTCTGGTGTAAGATAATCCATCTGTTCAAAGAACTTATCGTTATCTTCATTGTGCCCAAAGTCATTGTATGTAGGCGTGTATTCGTAATGATTTGAGAACGGGATACTGGTTACGATCAGATCTACAGAGTTACTTTCCATCTTCTGACATTCCAATACATTATCGTTATTGATTGCTTTCCACAACTTTCCGGATTTTTCTTCCCGACTGGCGAACATCCAGCGCATCATCTTTTCCTCGGCCTGCAAACCGAACAAACCGTTATGCCGGACAATATCAGTCATATTTGCGACCATTTCCCGGTGTTGTGCCCATTTCTGCATGAAGCTCTTAAATATTTCACCCTCGCTTTCGGCATAGACCAGATAGAGATCAACGGGATGCTGCTGCATAAAGCGGTATATACGGGCTATCGCTTGGAACTTATCGTTGAAGCGGTAGTCAATGAACATGATTGCTTTATGACAATGATACTGGAAGTTCAGACCTTCACCAAGCATCTCCGGTTTAGCTGCAAGGTATTTCAGCCAGCCATCTTTGAAGTCGGATATTACCTTGTCGGCTTCTTCATCGTCTTGTGAACCATAGACAGCCTTACAACCAGGAATCGCTTTGCATAGTTCCAGCCGTTCAGCTTCCAAGTCATGCCATAAAAGGAAATGGTCGTCCTTGTTTTCCGGGCGATTGATTATCTCTACCACACGGGCAATCTTTTCCTGCATGTTATCTCGGCGTTCTTTTGCCGCGTCAGCAAGTCCGAGAGCAGCCTCACGAAACATTTTCACCTGTCCGTCACGATCAGCTCCAGCCGTAGAATTGTCCACATTCACAATCTCTTCATGTACGCGGAGTTCAGGCAACTCATAGCCAGTATCCGGATAACCGAGGTCGGAAGGCTTGGTTAGGAACAACGCCCATGTAGATACCCACAACCAAAACTCTTTTTCCTTATGCGGATAAAGTGTCAAGTTATTCGCCTTCGTGCTGTCTCGCTGAAAGAATCGAGTAAGAGCCTGTCCGGTGTCCATCACACCAAGATAACCAGCATAATGTATAAGTTCCTTGTATCTGTTTGGCGAAGGTGTAGCCGTAGCGACAAACCTGTAAGGAACACCCGAGAACAACGGTAGAAACTCCTGATAGGTCTTGGTGCCGAATCCGCGCAACACGCTGGCTTCATCCAATGATGTTGCAGTAAAATAGGACGGATCTATTCTCACTCCATCCTCACCATCACGCACACGTTCGTAGTTTGTTACCATGATGTCGGTAGGACATATCATCACATCTGCCATAGTTCGGACATAGGTTACTTTCATGTGCAAGTGCTGTTCCGCTTGTGTCAGGAACTCGACCACCACACGCTTTGGGCAAACGATCAATCCCTTGCCTCCTTTATGGTTCAAGATTACCCGAAGTATTTCAGCTGGGTGACTGTCTTTTGCATACCGAAGCTGGAGAATATAGCACGGCATCCACCGGCAACCGCCCAACGAACGGTATCTTTTACATGAGGATATAATGTCGGGGTAATTTCTTCCGAATTAATTTCAAATCCTGTTTGATGGCTGATAGCCATCTTATTTCTTAGAAATTCTATATATTCCATTCAACTAAATCTTTTATGCTATCAATTTCTGACAAATCAGGTTCATATTCTTCTTCACCAGCTTTACTATCTGGTCGTGATACTCGCTTACGCCGTTACAGAAGGATCGGGACTGGACGATATCCAGTGTCTTCAAGTTTACCTCTATCGTCTCCAATCGTTTTCCAGCCGTGTCCTTTGCCGACAATATCAGGCATTCCGGCCGTCTGTAGTATCCGTTCTGATATACGCAATGGTGCATGACCTTACCTTCCTGATAAAACTGGGTGACACTTTCCAAAGGGCGGATGATTATATCCTCTTCTTCGATTCTCAATCCGAAAAACTTTTCCATCCGCTCGTAGAAGCCGGCTATATCCTTCATTAACTTTTCACGCTTACTGATAGATTGTGCTCGATTCCTTTCCTGTCTCAACTTGGCTTCACGTTCCTGTTTTATCTTTAGTAGTTTATCATGTACAGTCTTCAGGTTCTTAGGGCAGACATAGTGGGCGTTACGCATATCTTTGCCGAAATAAGATAGTAAAGACATATAATCTTCCCACATAGAAGCGTCCTTAATGATGTAATGGTTGCGGTTGCAGATGTTGAACGACGGTTTATAGCGAAGTTGGGAGAAGCCAGTTTTATACATGTGTTTCAACATGGATATTTGCCCGGTCTTGAGACACAGTTCCACATCGTTTCCGCCTTTCAACAAGTCACGTATCAATTTTGACGGGGTTACATCCGGGAACCATCGATTCAGTCCCCGTTTTTTCAATTCCGGCAGCAGCTCTTTCCTTGGATAAAGCTCTCCATATATCGCATACAAATCACCGTAATAGTTATATGGATTACTTCCATATTCTCCTTTGATGCTGAGAGGTGAACTATACGCAAATCCGTTACCTCCCATATTAATCGGTCGGGCTATGATCGTACGTTTTCCGTCTTCACGAATCCACTCTTGAACCACTTCTGTAAAATCATAATACACCGGAGAAGTTTCCTTCCGAACATTTTTCCAGCATAGTATATGCCGGATCACCTGGAACCCGCCTTTCACTTGCAGGATGGACATATACGCCTCTTCACGGATCTTCTGCTTCCGGCTAACCTTTACGTCCAATTGATGATGG